TTAAAACAATACTAGTTCCAGTTCCACCTGTTCCCGCTGAGTTAGCAGATAATGATCCATTTAATGTAGTTGTTTGAGGAGCTGTTGATGTTCCACCCCACTGTGAAATACCGTAACCAAAAACCCCAACTTGTTCTGCTGGACCTACGTGATAGTATTGAAAAAAAGTTATACCTCCAGAAGTAGTTGCTCCTGATCCTGATTCATTACCAGGCATTGTAATAGTTAATTCTGTTCCTGATATAACACTAGTAATCATAAATTTTTTATCACAAAAATCAGAAGCTCCAAAATTAGAACCTGTAATTGCACTAAACGTAGAAATATCCCCAAACAAAATAATGTCTCCTGCTTCAAAATTATGCGCACTGCCAAATGTAAGTGTTACGATTGGTGATCCGTTAACAGTGCTAAATGCACTTGTAATAGCTGTACCAGATGGATTAACTAAAGGGTGAATGTCGTAGTATACTTCTCCTGAATAAGCGTATAAAATTCTATTGGTTCCAATAATAGCATATTTAATACCATCTTTATTAACCATATGATGTAACCCTCTAGCTGCACCTGTTAATTTACTAGCGCCTAATTGAGACCAACCACCAATTTTTTCAGGTGTACCATACCTAAAACGTACATTTTCACCACCTGTCCATTGAGACTCGGCACCTGTAGATGTAACTTGTTTATTGAATCCTGGTAAAAAACCTAATTTTTGTAACATATATTAAAACCTGTTTATTAGGTAGTATACTAGATCACAACTGATTTCAATATTTAAACCCTTTAAAATAACTAGGTAAACCAAGGAAAGGTCTTTTATCAAATTGATTAGCTTTAGCATTTTTAGAATTAGATTTGTTATAATGCAAAAAAACCTGTCCACAATCTTTACCTTTAAATTCTTCTCTCCAATGTTCTAGATCACAACCAGAATAAATTAACATATCTCCAGGGTTTAAATTAACTTCTATCCCATCCCTTCCTTCTTTTCCTGTAGGATCTAAATATATAGGCCATGGTTCACCCCCTAAATTTAAAGTAGTAGATATTTCACATGAATACCTATCTTTATGTCTAGCTAAAATATCTCCTTTTTTATAAATTCTTGCATAGGAATATGTAGGACTTAACTTTATTCCAGTGTGTTTTTCCATAACAGGTTTTACTTCTTGTAATAAAGTTTCCATTACTAAGTCACTATAGTGTGAATAAGTGTTAGGTACTTGGTGATCATTCCATACACCATGTTCTGTGTTAAATGGAGACAAGTATTTTTGATCAAATAAAAACTTAGTAGATTTTCTTTTATTTAAAAAATAAATATAAACAAATTTAGCTAGCTCCGGAGAAATAGCTTTTTTTAATACTGTGTATTTATTTTTCTTGAATGACATTTAATACTCCTTTTGGTATTGCTTGGCAGTTCCAATGTATAAATCTAAATGGTTCATAGCCCATATCAAGAACATATTGATGAGGCAGGTAAGATGGAAAAAATACCATTCTACCAGGTACTGCTTTATAGTTAATTTGTGAGGATGCATAAGTAACTTTTGTTTTATCTATTTCAGGTAAAAGATTCATAAGATTACCCGGTCTTGGATCTTCAAACAAAGGCATAGATGTTTTGTCACTAGCTTTTAAAAAATAAAAACCAGACATATGACCATTCCAATGAGTGTGCAACGTGTGGTGTCCTCCACCTTTTTTAGCAAACTCTTGTACCCACATTTCTGTAGTAAATAACTGATGACCCGACATATCAAAACCCATTTCTATTAATAAGTTATTTGAAGTATCACCTATGTAGTTTATTAAATTTTTAAAACTAGGATCACCTATTAAACTTGTTGAATGATACACACTACCTAAATCACCTTTGTTTCCATATTTTTTATTACGTTTATTAATACCAGGTTTTAATCCTTTTTTAGCTTGATCAATATATTTATCAGATGCTTTGTCTATATCGTTAACAAATTGTGGTGCATCAGCAAACCATATAGGACACTTAAAAAAATCTTGTCTAAATAATTTTTTTGGATAAATAATTTTTTTCTTCATAATTTTTTATTTAAATGGATATCCTAAATTCCAAATAACCAAACTGTTTCTTTCTCCGCTTTTTACCGGACATACTCTATGCCACACAAACGAAGGAAATACAACTAAAGATCCTTTAGGTAATATCTCTGTACATTTTTTAATATTAGGTTTTTTATCTGGATCTGTATTTCTAAAATCAAATTCTAATTCTCCACCTTTATAATCTTTTGGATCGGATAGAGTAACTGTTACAGATAACTTTCTAATCTTACCATGTGATGGATCACCTTGTTGTCGTTGATAAGGTTGATCCCAACTATCACAGTGCCAATCATAATATTGTCCTTTTACATATTTTGTAAACTGACAGGCTTCACTAAAATCCCATTTAAAATTCCAATTAGCACTTGTGTTTGCTTGATGTACGTAAGGTTGTATTTCTTTATATACCCATCTATCACTTATCCAAACAACATTAGAGTCTCTTTTCTTTTTTAAATTTTTAATTTGTTTTTGATTTAATTTTTTATTACCATAACCACCAGTAACTGCCATTTGATCTTGTAAAGATTTTCCATACTTAACAATGTCATCACATATTCTATGTGGAATTGCTGATTTAAAATACCAATAATAGTTTGTAAGGTTCATATGTCTTTATGAACTTAATATAACATTTATTAACTAACTGTCAATGTCCCTGTAACTGTAAATACTGCAGTCTTTGTAGATCCTGGAGAAGGGTTAACTGAGTTACATCCAGGAGCAACTGCAATTGTTAATGAATCAGGAAAGTTCATTATTACTCTTCCAGATCCACCAGTCATTCCACCATCAGGAGGAGAACTTGGAGCACCTACACCATAAGAAGCACCAGCACCACCACCAGTATTAGCTGCACCATTTGAACCTGCTGCATAACCACTACCTGGAGCAGTTGGAACTGCATTACCTCCACCACCTGGTCCACCAGCACCACCTGGCGCTGTACATTTATTAGCACCACCACCTCCAGCAAATGTTCCGTTAGTTGGTCCAAAGAAAGGAGTACCTAATGATCCCATAACAGGAATTACACTTTTACCATCACCACCAGCTCCTCCTGCTGGACCTGGTCCAAGTGAACCTGAACCATTTGTACCTGCAGCACCAGCACCACCACCACCCGCACCAGCTCTTGCTGGACCACTACCTGTTCCACCATTATTACCAAATCCATATGTTCCTGAGTCTCCATCTGCTGAACCCTGTATTCCTAAATTAGCAGTTGATACTCCTTCTCCTGATCCACCGGCACCTGATCCACCAGGTTTTCCTTTAGATTCACAAGTAAAACTTCCACCGCCACCACCACCGATAGCTTTTAAATTATTAAAATCACCACCTACAATAGTATTATTACCATTTGCTCCTGCTGTTGCCCAACCAACACCTACACCACCAGCTCCAATTGTAATTGGTATGGCTGTTCCTGCTGCTCCACAAACAGTTATAGGATAAGAATTAGGTGTTAAAATTAATCCTCCAGCTCCTCCACCACCACCTGATGGTGCTATACCAGTACCTCCACCACCAGCTACCATAAATACACCTTTTGTAGCAAATGTTTGTGTTGTAATAAATCTTGGCCATGATCCTTGACTCTGTGATTGAAATTGACTTTGCATACTCCAGACTCCTGAAGCCTGACATAATTCTTTTACGATGACTATTCCTGGGCCACCTGTTCCGCCAGCTGAAGAAGGTCCAGATGATCCGCAACCACCACCGCCTCCACCAGTATTAGCTACACCAGGAGTTCCAGCTGCACTTGGACCAGGAGGGGCACCACCACCAGCTCCGCCACCACCAGTTCCACCAGCTCCAGCAGGGGCTCCAATTCTTGTACCACCACCACCGCCTCCAGCAAAAACTGAACATGTTGGTCCTATATTTCCGTAATCAGGACTTATATCTAAACCTGCTCCACCAGCTCCACCTTTTCCAGAACCTGGAAAAGTTCCTGTAATACCAGCACCACCTACAGCACCTGCTCCACCACCGCCGCCCGATCCAAATG